CTCAACATCAGTAATTGCCTCTTCGCTAACACCCTTGTCTTGGGCAAGTTTTTTGCGAATGGCAATACGTTCTGCAGCAGAGATAGATTCTGAACCCCGAGTAATACCAAGCGCACCTTTGATGGACTCTCTAAATCCTTCTGCTGACTTAGAACCGCTAGTTGCTGTGGCAACCTTGCCCATTCTGTGACCCTTGCGTCGCAACACATCAAAAACATCACGAGCTGGGGCTGTCAACATAAAGAAGAAGCCCTCATCAATAGCAGACCTAATACCCAAACGTGGGAAAAGCGTAAATACAGACCAGAAGTTTACAAACTCAGACGAGAATTTACGCTGAGTTGCACCGCTTACAGCCTGAATAAGACTCTTCTTGCTCTTTATCTCAGCAACGGTTTGCGAAATAAGCTGATAGTCAAGGTTTGAGATGGCTTGCGCTTCTTGGAATGGATGAATAATGCTAGAAGATTCATAGGTAAGCAGATTTTCTTCCTGCTTTAGACCAACCTTGCCAACGACATCTGCAAACTTTGGGTTGACTTCGAGGGTGCCAAGAACCGCCAAGCCTTCTCTATCTCCAAAGTGGCTGGCTAGCTCTTTCTCAATAAGTTCTTTGCCAAGCGGATGACCATCTAAGCCGTATCGTTGCATAACTGCGTAGTAAAGGCTACGCAAAACAGCAACCTGCTCATCTGCTTCCGAGTTTACAAACTTGATAGTAACAACATCGGCTAGGTCGCGGGGCAGGACTAGGCGGGCTGTGTCTCTAAAGTTATCTGCAGTCTCAATGGCTCTGTCGCCAATGCGAATTGAACGGCTTTGTGGACTCTTTGCCATCCACTGTCCCAGCTTTGTACGGCGAGACATAGTTTTGCGAAACTGCTGAAGGTCGGAGATAACAGGGCTAACCAGTTCTCCCTCGGTTCCAACCTTGGTAAGAATATCCCAGACATCGGTTCCTGATTTTTCCATCTCGTCAATCGGGCGAGTTGGGTTGAAAAGGTTATCTACCCATCTTTCAAGCCCAGCACCAAGTCTGCGCTGGTTTCTTGCGGTAGCAATACCGTTTCTAAAATACTGAACGCCGTCTACTCGACCAGCAAGAAGCTTAGTAGCAGCATCAAGATTATCACCAAAATACTTTGCAGCACTCTCGGCATCAAATATTCTGTTGCGAGCAAGGAGCGAAATCCACTCATCGGAGTTGTGTCCCTGGAAGTCTTGACCAATCTTGCGTCTAATAACAGCTTTTTCTGCTGTTGTTTCTGCATTGACCAAATCCTTTACTCGTGGACCAATTTCATCATTCCAATGTTTAGCCAGCTCAGGATACTTCTTGAACGCCTCGCGCACACCATCTGAACCATAGCGAGAAATGCTATCTGTAATTTGTTGACCAGCCTGATATTTGCCAGCAAGGCGTGCTCCAAGAATCGGCACTTTACTAAGACCAGCAGTTACATAACTTAGCGGGTCAACCATTAGCTGATAGGCAAAATCTACCCAACCAGAAATGTTCTTTGTTCTACCACTAATATAATCAAGGTGCGGTGAAGAAACGGCACGATTGTTAGTTTTAGTTAGCGACCTTGCTAGGTCGCGCCCTGGAGAAACCTGTGCGTATTTGACACCATCAAGTACTTGTTTGAAGCTAGCTTCTTCGCTAAACGCTTCAGAAATAGCATCAAGAATTTTTTGGTCAATAGAACCATAAGAAGAGATAATCTCGCCAGGAGTAAGACCAGCAAGCAGACCCTTTGCTACTTCAACCTTTTCTTTGCCAAATACTTTGATAGCCTCAGTAAGTGCGCCATTGTCGTAGACCCTACGCCCGTCCCAAGCGTCGGTAAAAGTTTTAGTATTGAAAAAACCTTCGCCTTGTGTTGTCTGACGCGCCACTAGATATGGCGTATTGATAAGACGATTCCATACACCGGCTACTTTGAAAAGTCCAACAATGGGACTAGCAACAATATCTCTGGCTGTTTTGAGTGCGCCAAAGGCATAGTCTTTTGTTGTTGGTGCGCCTTGGGTATACTCAGCATTTGGGTACAGGAACTTCAGCATCTCTTGAATATCTGCATCCAGGTTATTGAACTCACTGCGAGCCAAGTCAATCGGCTTAGAACTTAGCTGCTTATTCTTGTCTACCGTCCAGGAAAACTGCTCAATTTGATTTCTTTGCTGTGTATTGAGTCCAGCTTGCTTTGCTGCTGCGTAAAGTCCTGGGCTTGTCTTGGCTACGATGTAGTTGATTTCCTGAGTCATCAGTATCCTTCATCAACAAGTCTTCGGTAAATAAGCTCCGTATCTCCGGTTGGGTCATACTGAATAAGGCTTCGGATAGTCTCCATCAAACTCGGCGTGCGGTTTGGTGTCATCACGGCTTCAGAACCTGGTCCAGGACCAAAATCAACACCAGCTGTAATAGGCTCGTCAGGGCGAGCAGATGGTGCCATTAGTGGTACTGGCATCTCCATAGGTCCTACCTCGGCACGTCCAGCCATCGGTGCACCAGTTTGTTGCTCCATAGTTGCTTGTCCCTCGCCATATGGAAGTCCAGAAATGTATCGAGCTGGTTGCGTAGCACGCCCGCTCTGACCATCTCCGCCGAGAGGATTCACATTGGCAGGATTATTCTGAGGAGCAGTTGGTCTATATCCACCACGTCGGTCAGCCATCAATCCTCATCCTCTTCGTCGATAAACTTCTTAGCGTCAATGTCTTTAGGAATTTCAAAATTTACCCAAGCTGGGTAGGACTCTTTATCCATAATCAGACTTAGGCAAATGTCTTCTGGAAAACCAGCAGCTTTGAGCGAGCTGTAGTACTCGTTGAGCCAAATTGCGTAAACCTCAAGTTTGGTGTGGTACGGATTTTTTACGGTACGCACACGCTTGACGGTTTTGATTTTCTTTCTAGGAGCAGCCTTTTTCTTTCTTGGTGGCATATCTTCTCCTATCTACGCGATACGGTTCTTGCACTACCTGACGCTTGACCACCTGCGGTCAATGCTGAAAGAATACTTTGTAATCCACCACCTGCGGTGGGTGCCATAGGAGAAGCGCCTCCTACTGGCGCGGTGGGAGCAGGGGACGGTTGCTCAACCTCTGGTGCACCAGCAGGAGGTAATTCTGGAGCGAAGACATCCTCAACGGCATCTTCGATAGTTACTCCTCGTTGACGTGCCTTGATGACATCTGCAATCTTCTTGATAACACCGGTTGGGTCAGCACCAGACATAGCCATTTGCGGAATGGCTTGGGTGTATGCCTGAAGAGATTGAACGAGCGACTTGCGCATATTCTCGACTTCAATCTTCTCTTGCTCTTGGGTAACGTTGATACCAAATGGCAACTCACGCATAGCTAGGTCAGTAGAAATCAAACCACCGCTAAGAGCCTGCAACATAAAAATCAAACCTTGTGCTGGGTTGAGTCCAGCCAACATTCCATAACGAACATCTGAGGAGTAATCCTTCTTGATGTCCTTGCTTGGCTTGTAGGTAATCTGGTATGGAGAACCAGCATCTACGCCACGAATAGTCTTCTCGTAGTCAAAGAACTTCTCGTCTACCTCAAAGCAAACAGAGATAACATCGCGGAGCGTAGAAGCAAAGATAGCTTGCGCTGACTTGACCTGAGTATCGAATCCACCCATAAGGGCTTGGACGCCTTGACCCGTGATGATGCTGGCATCAATGTTGCCAGTTCTACCCTCTGGGTAACGGGTTCCGGTGCGCAGTTCGTTGACATCGGCAGGGAGAACAATCGGAGACTGCACGGACTTTTCCGCTGCTTCCATCGCAAGTAATGCGAACCTATTGCGAAGCAACTGAATGCCGAGTACATCATCAAACTGTCCACGCATCTCGCCATCAATAGATGGGCGACGCGCTACCACAACCATCATCTTGCCGATTGGGTTTCTAGCCTGAGACAAGACAAGGTTATTGCGTTCTGGTACATACAGAAGTGACTGCTCGCTATCGTAATAGCGCACAATCTCAATCTGCGAGTTCATATCCGATTTGTACATTTCTTTGCCAAGAAGGATATGAGAGTACTCGGGGAACTGAGAAGCTAGTTCACCGACTGCCATATAGTAGCGCTTAGCAAAGGCAATACAGCGTCCATAGCGGTCAAACTCTGGGTAAGCTCCCACTGGGTTTTCTATGCGGATACGCGGTAGCCCTGCTTCATCGTCGAGTTCGATTATGAACGGGACGAAACCAAAGGTGATGTACATATCTGCGCCTGTGTACATCTGGACCTGAAGGTCAGAATGAGAAAAATAGTTATTAGCAATGCGAGTGCGTGCATCAGCAAACTTGCGAGAACGGTCACTCGATTGGTTCGCTGCAGAACAGTTGACAGCGGGTAGGGGCGCCATAACCTCAGATAGGTCTCGCGCAACAATATCAATAAAATTTGCAACGACATTTGCGTCTATACCCTCTGGGAAGAAGTCAGGATAGACAGATGAAATCTGACCTCGGCGGACGGCAAGGACATCTTGTTGGCGAGAATCGCGGTCCTGTGCTCGCTCGCGTAGGTTCTCCACTCTCGCAGAGATTTGCTCGATAGATAACATCTATTTCCTATCCATAGATTTGTTGCCACTGTTCGGAAACCATCTCATCAAGGTTTACCGTATAACGCTTAGAAGCCTGTGCTCTGGTAGCCCAACGGTTATGGGCATACTTTTGAACATAGGAGTTTTGCTGCATAAACTCTCGGCAGCGAAGCACACCAAACCAGAGTGCCATCACACAGTCGGTCTTGCCCCTAGTATCGGGACGCCACGTAAGTAGCTGCTGGACTAAAGCTTTGAGTCCTTCAGAACCTTCAGTGCTTGGTAACTCAATGAGGTTGTTCTTCTGGTGCTTGCCATTGAGGGTTGTTCCAAAGAGCGTAGACATTCCCGCGACGCCGAAGTTGGTGTCCCATTTATTCTTGCCAGTGAAGTGAGCATTGAGACGACATCCATAAGCGGAGAGCCACTGTTGGAGGTCAGAGTCAAGTGCGTATGCTTTCTGGTGGGCGTTGATTTCGACGCGAAGCTCTTGCGGTTTGTACCTTTGGACAAACTCCTCAATCGCTTGCCTAATCTTCTGTGGTGTCGGCTCTGCCATATCAAGACAGTCCAGCACGTAAATCTTTCCATCGTGGCGGTTGTAGGTCATTGCCACAAATGCAGCACGCCCCGCACCCATAGCTGGGTCAAATCCCACTACGGTGTAACCCTCAACTTGGGTTGGGTGCCCTGCAGAGCCAGGTCGCAGCGGACCACGCTTGCGCATTCCATTGATGCAACCTTGTACTAGGTCAGGTGGGAAGATGGAGTCTTCGACGACATCCTCTTGTTGGTAGACCAGCGCCCAGGTATACGGCGTTACTTCTCCACGACGGGTGTATAGGGTCGGTCCGTCCCACTTTGGGTATAACCCATCCGCATCAGGTTCGATATCGTCGCCATCCCAGGGCTGGTCAGACTTAGCCCAAAGAGTTTCCCACTTGCTTGGACTGCTGCCATAGCTAAGTACAGCGGGCATACCAAGATAGGTAAAAGGACTTTTGCCAGACGACCAATACTTAGGGTCACGAAGCTCTTTATAAAAATCAGTTGGTGCAATGCGTGTCCCTACTATGAGCAACTTGCCGTTCTTACCCAGACGGGTGATAACTTCCTTCTGCAGCCAGTTGATTTGCTTCTCGTACTCGTGGGCATTGGCAGTAGTGATGCAGTCATCCAAAATAATCAAATCGGCGCGGGCACCGTAAATCTGCCCGCCCATACCGAGCGCTTGGATGGTTGGGTCCTTCTCAGAGGAATTCCTCGCATCGCTCCCAAGATAGACAGTATCGACCCGCCAGGTATCTGCGTCCTGCTTCCACCCGCCCTCAGGACCATATGTGGTCTGGAGCTTCATATACTGTGGGTGGGATAGACGCTGCTTGATAGAATACACGAACTCGCGTGCTTTGTACAGGGTCTTCGATACGATGATGATTCGTATGTTCGGATTGAGAGCAATGCGATAAGTCGAATAGTTGACCGTGATGACGGTGGACTTAGCGTGCTCAGGTGGCACATTGATAAGAAGACGATTGGACTGGGCTGGCTCGTAAACCATCGACGGATGGAGCCAACTTGGTTCGCGCCCCTCCAACAAATCTATCCAATCTTGGTGGTGGGGAAAAATCTTGCTGCCTAAGAATATCTCAGAGAACTGGGCAAACTGAATCTCATCCTTTGCGATACCCAGCGACTTGATGGAGTTCGACTTGGCATCCTGCTGGGCTTGCTCCAGTTTTGCGGCAAAGTCCTTATCCCGCACCAGCCATATTCTAACGGTGTCGGGCTTCATCCCCACTTGCCTCATCGCATTGGGAACAGAGTGCCCCTCTGCTACTAAGGCTAGAACTTTTAGTTTTGCCTCTGCGCTAGCCCTCACATTGGGGTTATTATTCTTCTTCTGAAAAGTCACAGAGCTGTCCCATCTACAATAGTATTATACGGTTAGAACAGCTAGGCTGTAACAGATAGTTTATACGGTCTGTAACGCAAATCCATAAGGGATTTGCTAGCAGAAAATAAAACAGCCTCTACTATCTATATAACCTGTTCAAACAGCCTAACCGAACGGTTTGGTTGAAAAAATTTTTTCCAAGTCCTACCAAAATAGGACATACTAGGACAGATAACAGGGGCACAGGACTGTACAGAAAAATCTTTTGGGGTATGTACTATATCCAGTTCAGCCAGATATAAACAGTCTGGGGTCATTTAGACCGCCAGACTGTTTGACTCAGGGCTGTCTGCACTGTTCTGCGTGGCTGAGCAGAGGCTAC